TCTTCAATAGGTAATTGTAAAATTATATCTTCATTCTCAACCTTTGTAACATCTTTGACAATTGTACTCATCAAAGTTTTTTTTTTTTTTATTTCTAATGCTTTATCATCACTATTTTTTGCCTTTCTTGCCATTTTTATTTTATATGTTAAGTATATAAGAGGTTATATATTTATATGTTTTTAAAAATAATCTTTAAAATATGATATATTTTTAATAATATCTTTACTTAAATTTTTAACAGGCATATAAGTATCATCATTATTTAATTTTTTTACAGAGCCATGTCTTATACATTTATCCTTAATCTCTCTTATCTCTTTGCTCATATTTGCGATTACATCAATTAAATATTTAATTATTAACCCTGCTATTACTATAATTATCAATACTAATAAATCCATTATTATATGATATACTTATATTAAATGAATAAAAAAATTACACAAATTTTAACTGAGCACTACCGTTTATTACTGATAATATATTAATTTCTCTTACGTAAAAATTAGCTTCATATTTAACTTCATATGAATAATTATCTAAAATTTTTTTAGTAATATTTTGATTTAAATTAAATAAATCATCATTGCTATAATCTTTTGTTGTTAATAAAATAGTTGTTTTTATTTTTGAATTATTATAAGATCCAGATGTGCTTATTTTTTCAGGAAACAAAGCAAAAGAATAAGAATATATTCCTGTCCTAGGTACATTAGTATGATGATAATATGGTTGGACATTATTATAATATTCTGCATTATGTTCGGCACGTACTGTATTCGTCCAATTTATAACAGCACTTGATAATATGCCCATATTTTCTAAATAATATGGCGAAGCTGTATAGTTTAGATAATCATTATATTTAGATATCATATCATTTCTACGTATAAACCAAATAATTTCTTTAATATGATTATTCGCATTATTAATATCACAAGATGTAGTTGATTCTGTAACAGCATCTATATCTTTAACTGTAAATTTAACAGTGTCTATTACATAATCAAAACTATTTGTTTCTAATAACATTTTGCTACGTTCAATAGTATCCAAAAATACATATGTTAAATGGAGTTCATTTTTAACATCGTGATTAGTAGTTTTTGTAAAATTATCTATTGATATTTTTGTATTATGCAATTGATTATAGAAACTACTACTAACATAATTATTCAATTTTGTAGACCATATTTTATATAACCCTTCGACCCCCCTATCATTGGTATATACATCTATAGTAATTTCATTATTAGCCAATTTTAATAAAGGTAAAGCAAGAGAAGGATTTTTTGTAAACCAAAAATTTAAAGGTACCTGAATTTCTCTTTCTTTTATACTTGGGGATTTACTATTAATATTTTTATTAGGATAACTTGAAAAATACAATTTATTATTTATTACAGTATATTTGACTTGTGATGTTGTTGGTGCTATACATTCAACTACATTTCCAATTAATTTATTATATTCTATACCATCTTTATTTGTTAATTCATTCCATATATTCATCCAATCGCCATATAAAGTTTCTATTTTATTACCATCAATAAGCAAATCAACATTTTTAATATAATTAAATCCTAAATTTTCTACCCATCTAAATTGTAATTCATTATTTGAGTAGATATCTGGTATTCTAAATGATAAATACATATTTGTCAATAAATCGCCATGTCTTTCTATCTTATACGTCATTTTAACACTTTTATAAAATCCTGCGTTAGCATTGTTTATAGGAACAGCGACACGTTTTTCTAAAGCAAAATTAGTATGTTTTCTATAAACATATTTATAATAATTAATACACGGGTTAACAGTTATATATTCGTCCATTTGCCCGTTCAATACTAATTGGATTAAACCTCCACCCATTATTATCTTATAATATCAATACTTTATTATTATCTTATATTATTATCTTTAACGGATTTTCAATATTATTTTATATGAATGATTGTACAAATTTCTCTAAACTATTATAGCTTCTATCACCTTCATACTCTGCTAATTTATTATTATTATTGTCAATTGCTAATATACAAGGAAACCCAGCAATATTATACTTATTGATATCATCTTTATTTTCAGCTATATTTTTCTTTATAAATTTTGCATTATTATTTAAATTATCATTTAAAGATTCCCATATTCCCGAATTACTAAATTGATCACAATATCCGCATCCTTCCATATAATAATAATGAATTTTAACATTTCCATCACTACTATTATTTAAACTATCATTTATAAAATTCTCGCACATTTTTTTATTATTAATAAAAAATACTATTAATATTAATATAAATATACCAAATAATAAATATATAATCATATTATTGCTTTTAAAATTTGTCTTACTAATTTTTTTTACCATCTTATCTAAATATTTAGTATATTATTTTTATTACAACATGGGGTAAATAATGTATAATTGTAAAAATACGAATTGCTATTATTTTTAATAAATTTTTTATAATATTTATCGTTTACCATCAAAATCCTGCAGTCTAATTTAGAATAATCAGTTTCATATATAAATTCATCGTTTCTTACAACATATACGCTATTATTATTATTTCTTAAAAATTCAAGATATGTATTTAAATTACTATTATAAACTATTACCATTCTATAAATTAATTCATTTTCATATAATTCTTCAATATTACTAACAAAATTATTAATTTTTTTTAATTCTGTAATTGATACAGTCATTTGTAATTTTATATATATATTATCGCCTTATGTAAATTTAATTATATAAGATTATTTAAATATTACTAATTATAATGAATGATAATATTATTAAAATTGATTTTTCATATTTTCTAGATAAATATAAAAATGTGAAAAATATACCCGAAAATATTACAAATAAAGTTGATGAATTGGAAAAAAATTTTAACTGTTTTAATTCATTGTATGACCCCAAAATGATATGGGTTAAAAAAAACTTTATTAAAAAGGAAAAAAATTTACAGCAAAAAAATAAGGTACATGTTATTATACCAGATTTTGAAAAAAGCTCAATCCTAAAAAGGAAACTGTTGGGATTGTTAAATAAATTAACAATTATTAATAAAAATAATATTTATGATAAAATTATTGAAATAATTAACACCGAGGAAAAAGATAATACATTTGATATAATATGGGAATATATATTATTAAACAACAATATATTATATTCTAATATTTTAATGTTTTATGATAACACATTTATAGAAAATAAAATTAATGATAAATGGGATAATTATATTAAAAATAAAGAATGGAAGCCACCTGCTTATATATATGATAATAACATTTTATTCTTAAAAGACGATTATGATATATATTGTGAATATATTAAATGGAAAAAAAATATTATGAATATAACAACAATATGGATAAGATTTAAATTAAACACGATAGATATTTTATTAAATGATATTTACAACCACATAATTGATATTATTAAAGAAAATGTAGTATATAAACATATTTTAGATATATTTTTAGAGCAATTATATTTAATATTAAATACCCGTAAAAATATCAATATTATTAATAGTATTAAAAATATTGATATTAATAATTTTAATAATTCTACAAAATTTATTATTTATAATATTTTGGATTTAGAAAATAAATAATTTCTATATTATAATATAGAGTAAGAAACGCAAAATATAATATGAAGGAGTCGGATAATAATTTGTCTTTCTATACAAGTTTAATTATACAAATGATATTTGTTATATTATTAATAATTATATATTCCTATTTATACAAGCTTGAGAATATTGGTTGTGAATGTTCAGAACACCCTAACAAAGAGTTTATCAAGAATTTTACTATAATAGCATTAGTATATTTCTTTATAACCGCTTTTATTTCGCTTAAAGGTGTCGCTAAAAGTGTTGGTAGTGTATTTGTACAATTGTTATCAATAGCGACATTTATATTCTTCCTATTATTTGTTGTATATATATATTATGCTTTTGAATATGTAAGATATTTGACTAATGAAAAATGCAAATGTTCGGAAGATATGTCAAGAGATGTCATTGCTATCGGCACTATGATTTCTTTATTCTTATTCATTACCTTATTATTTACTATAATAATAATACCTATATTACTTAGCACATTAAGCTCACTATTAGAAAAAATAGAAGTATTTGAAGATGAAGTTGAAAATACTATACGTAATCCATTAAGAACTATTAAATCCACTCCTGGCAGAATTGCAAATTCTGTCAATGATGTCGGTAAATTTGTTAAAAAGAATGCTATTAAACTTAGCAATTTAAGAAAAAATAAAAAAAATTAAAATAATTTATTAAAACATCATTTTTATATATTTAATGTACGCTTATCATTATTTACCTTGTTTCGTTTTGCATTTGTTTTTTTTAATATATGAATATCTGCTGTATCTTCAATAATAGAAGTTATTTCTTCATCGCTTACAGATAATGTTTCAATGCGGTTGTCAAAATCATCATCTATTGATATTTTACTATGTACGTTTTTAATAATATTATCTATATCTTCCGTTGTATTATTATAAGAAGCACGCTCATTTGAAATAGTTGGTTTTTGATAACTTTGAGATTGCATAGTAGAAGACATATCGCTTGTTAATGAACCGAATAAATTATTAACCATCCCAAATATTCCCATACTATCGCTCATACCTGAATTTTTTTGTGATAAATTCTCACTTTGATTTATATTATTAACATTTTGCGGTATTGTATTACCCATCATATATTGTTTTGCCGCGGCATTTTGAAACTGTTTCATTAATTCGGGGTCTGATTTTAGTACATTTTCAATATCGGGCAAAGGTTGGTCTTTAAACATTCTACTTGTTAAATGAAACATAAACGCACTCCCAGACAATGATATGAATAATCTTAATTCTGGTGCCATTTTTTTACCGGTTGATTTATATTTATAATGTAATTCTTCAAAAATATCATCATAATCATTTATATTCTCGTTTACTTGTTCTGACCAACCGTCTAATTTAATAGAAAAAGGATCATATCTAGTATTCATATATTCGGATCCCGAAACAAATGCCATTAACATTTTTTGTTGAAATCTAATACTTCCATCAAGCTCTTTTTCTTTTATAATTCTACTATATTCAGATTTCATTTCTTCTAAATCGGAATTCATATTAAATTTAAAAGGTATTTTATACCCTTTTGATTCTAATCTATCTAATTGATAAATAATTTCTCTCTTTTCGTTTAATTCTTGTTTAATTATATCCTTTGGGCTCATATATTTTTTTTTTATTATTCTACTATCTTGGCTTTGATAACTTCCACCGCTACCACCACTCTCCCCGCTCTCTCCACTTCCCCCACTTTCATCACTACCTTCGCTACCACCACTACCGCCACTACCATT